ATAAACAATCTACGAACGTTTATCCTGTCAAATGCTGATGCTTTTGCAAGTCCAGTCTTATCACCAAAGAGAACTATTCCTCCACCAGGTGAGAAGATGATTGGATTGATTCGATTTGAATATAACTGATCTCTTTGTGTTTGAGATGGATTATAAGTTAATTTAACTGCATTGAGTATTGCACCTCTTGCAGTTCCTGCTGGTGAGAACCAAGGGAAATTGTTGATGTCATTTCTTGCACATAATCCAGCAATGTCTCCATTCATTGGAACATATCTAAATGTATCACCAAATCGGTCATACATGTATTTGTAACCACTATCAAATACTGCATATGATGAAGATGAAATAGGAGAGTAGAAACTAATTACATTATCTGTAATTTGTGAATCACTGTAAACAGTTACTGTTCCTGCACTACCGTCACTAAGGAATGCACCTCTATTTGGAGAGATGAATGCCACTGAGTCTTTTCTAATTTCTGCTACAGAAATTAATTTATTTGCTAGTGATTGTACTGTTTCTTTAGTATGATTACCAGATCCCATAAGAAGGAAATCTGCTGAATATAAGTTGTTATCTTCAAATAACTCATATCCTGCAACTAGACCTGCTAATGTAACTTGGAATGATCCAGCTACTGTATCATCCGAATTACCATCATAGTTTTTACCACCACCTAATGTAAGTGTGGTTGCACCAGTAGCAGCAAAGTCAATACCTTGTGCATTTTGATCCCAACCTATATCAGATGAAAGTGTGTAACCAGATGAGAATGATGTTGTAGTAATTCCAGCTGGTGCACTACCACCAAAAATGTTTGCTGAATTATTATAGATGTATTTTCTCCAGTATGAAGGTGATCCTAGTGAAAATTCACCATCTTTTGCTTTAGAGAGTGATAAATGTTTTTCTAGGATTGTTCCTGCATTTCCTGTTACTGTTCCTTCATCATCAATTACAACAACGTGTACTTCGTCAAATCTAGAATTACGTGCAGCTGCAAAACTTGAGGTACCAGGTCTGTCTGCAATATTATTCCAATTTATGGTTGTGTTGGTTAATGCAATTGATTGTGAATCGAACCAGTCAACGTTTGCACTTGGTGTTCCTGTTCCTGTTGCAACACCAGCATTAGTATGAACTGTTGCTGCTGTATTACCAAATTTGTATATACCATTTGGTTGATATGTAACATCGGTTGCTACACCTGCACTGGTTACTGATTCTAGTATCTTAACAGAAAGTTTCTTGTTAGTTGTATCAACTGCTGTAACAATACCTTTAAAGTGTCCACTTAACAGTGATGTTGAACCAGAACCTGCTAAAACAGTGTTTGCTGGTATTGCTTGAGTAATACCATAACCAACTTGTACGTTTGCTGGTAATGTACCAAAGGTCAATACTTGGTCTGCAAAACTATCAATTATTGCAACTTTTACTCCGTTTGCCCAAGAACCAGGATTTCTAGCAGCAACTGTTACTCCAGTAATTGCTGTTCCATCATAACCTAGATCATTATAATGTTCTGTGCTTTTTATCTTTATGCTTCCTGCACTTCCAGAAAAAGCATTTTTTAGGTCATCATCATCTGCTCTTACAATTCTTAGAGGACCTCCATAAGCCAAGTATGAGGATGCAGTCATCCAATACTCATAATGCTTGTCAGTAGAAGAGGGTTCTCCAAAATTATCTAGCAGATCTTGTTCATTCTCCACCAAAATTGGAAGGTCAACTGCTCCTTTGGCAAATGGACCAACAAGAGCACCAACTTTATCCGATGCTGTGTCTACACGACCAACGGTTAAGTCAACTTCTCTAACTACAATTCCAGGAGATGCTAAATTTAGTGGCATCTTTGTTCTCCGAATCTCAGATTATTTCTGAAATTATTTATTAAAATATCCTTTTTCATGTAGTCTACATGCACTAAAAAGCACCATCCCAGAAGGTATCACCCATGGGTTGCATGTTTCTTGATATAAAATATAGTCCTAAATTACACACAAACCAATTGATATTGATTACCCAAGTCTGTCTCCACAAATATTTTCGATTTGTTTCTACTATGAATATATTTCTCTGATTATCAGATTGTTTCACGATTTGCTCTAATATCAATGCAATCACAAATCCAATTGCGTAAATGTAAAAAGCAAAGTTAAGAAAACTTGAACTGAAAAGTAAAGCTGAAATCATCTGTAATCCCACATGTAAGAACGGTCTCCATACTCATCAGTATGCCATACATCTCCGTCTTTGTCAACGAACTGAGTGTCCTCTAATCCAGTTTCAATAAATCCAAAAGGTGCCATGTCTTGTTCAATTTGATTTTTTTGCTCCTCATATATTCTCTTTCGTATATCATTATCTGTCATTTCTTTAAAATATTCTTGTTGTACTAACCACGCAAATATTACTAGACACATAGCTAAGTCATCATTACAACCCTCTTCTGCTTCAAATGAATTATGTCTTTGTGCAAATGTGGTTAATTCTGATATAATTTCATAGTCGCAAGTGATTAATTTATGATCTTCAATTAAAGTCTTCAGGTTACTACAACCTAATTTTTTAACCGCAGCAGTAGTTCTTACACCAAGTTGAGTCTTCTTTCCTGAAAACCCTTGACCTACTATTTGACCATTTCGACCTCTCATCGACGCCATAAGCAGGTTTTCATATTCTAGATCATATTGAAGTATGCTGGCAACTTGATCTCCGATGTCATTTACTTCGACTAAGATATATGCATTATTGAATCCTTTTGCTACATCAAGTATAACATTTGGAAACAACATGGGTTTGATTTCATTATTTCGATATTTTGCAACTACTTTATATGGAAACTGAGTGACATCAAATACTATAAATGCAGAGTAATCGTTTCCAAGTCCTCTTGCAACATCAACTGTGACTATGTAATTATGATCTTTTTGTGGTTTTTCGTAAATATCTAATCCAGCGTTCTTAGTTAATGGTGTCTCATACACCATGTTTCTTAATATGGAAGGTGCAATCAAAGTATTAATTGATCCTAAGAACTCACATTCAAACTCAACTTTGAATTGTTGTTCTGA